CCTGTCTCGAGTAAGAACGGAGAATGTCTATCTTTTCACGAGCGAATTCATCCGGCATGATCTCCCCTCTCAGGAGCTTGGCCCATTTCTTGATTTCGACCTGATGGGACGGGATACCGTGACCGTAGTGGATGCACATGACGGTGGAGTAGGGCAACGGCCTGGTCTGGCGACAAAAATTGACTCTCTGAGCGACAGCGGCAGGCATGTTCTGACAAGGTTCTTGAGCTTCTTTGCTGAACTGCCACAATCGATTGTCTATGTCAGTCTTTGTGAAGCCTAGCCAGCGATCAATTTTGTCGCAGATGGCCTTCTCGGGCATCAGAACAATGCCTTCACGATTGCGTCTGCAGTCCGGGTGAACAGCCCAGATGTAGCGCCGCATGGATCCTAGCACTTCCTCCTGAATCCTCTGATGCCAGAATGGGGAGCCCGCTGTCAGATTGCAGCGAGCGCCGGCCTTGATATCCTGCTCTAGATAGGTCTCATTGCGCAGCTGGGTGTGGCGTCCAAGAGCACGACCGGTCATGCGAAGCAGCGTATTGGTCAGATCACGATAGATGACGATATCGGGCGCATCCTTCGTGACGGGGTCATTGAGCCTCGGATTGATATCACGATACTTGAGCAGATGGACGCTCTTGGTTGGTGAGCTTTCGGCTATCATCCTAACTACCGTATTCCGTTCCCAATCGTCCTGAGCAGTGGGCAGACGAGCTTTGCACCCTAGCATGGACACATTGTACTTGTCATCGTGCAGGATAAACTCGAAGTTCATGTTCCTTCGTTTCCCGATTGCGTACAGCAGATCCGTGTCAAGAACATGACCGTAGCGGCTGAAGTGGTTGGAACCCATGAAGTTGTCATCCCCGCTTGTGATGGTGATGTGCTCCTTCTCATTGTTTAGGAAATCGTCATGAGTACCCGGGATGCCTACTTCCTTGCAATAGTCCACTAGAATTTGAGCAATGGTGCCTTGAGCGGCAATGTCATCCGTCCAATGGGTTCGCGACTCGCCGGTTCCGCCTCCACAGACTTTGAGGACGACGTTCTCATATCTTGGCTTGGGCTTGAATGCTGCTGGATGATCATTCGGCAGGTTGTGACGCCGATTGCTGGCCTGAGCATGACTGAGGTATTCTGGTAGTGAGATACCGCGTGGGACTGACAGAACAAACGTATAACCGTTCATCAACTGCTTCTGGTGCACTTTGAGCCAGCTGGAGATAACTTTGTCGTCACATCCCATATCGATACAG